ATGAGGTCACTGTTTTGTCGGAACTGACTTACGCAGTAAAACATATTCATAGAGAAATCGAAAAAGTCAGAGGAAAAAAAGTAGCAGATAAAGAGATGGAAGATGTATTTAAACTGGCGATTATGAGTGAAGAGGAACTTGACAAGGAAGATGAAGCGAAAAAACAGCTTTTAAAAGAAAGTATGTGGAAGTTTCTCAATGACTTATTTACTCCGGGAGGTAACAAATGAGCACAGGAGAATTAATAGGAACAATCGCATCCGTATTCGGATTATTTACCTGCAAAGCGGCCTTACCGGCACTGATCTGGCTGATATTGGTGACGATTTTCTCTATCCGGTTCGAGAAAGCACTGGATCGGATGGAATGCGGGAAGGATGAATACAAGTGTCTGGAGGATGATGAATAATGGGAAGACCGAGAGCAACGAAGCCAACCAGAAAGCAGAAGATCTTAATGAAGGCATCCGGACTGGTTCCGAAAAACTGGCTGATTTTGAAAGAGGATGCCACTGAGCTGGTAGCAGTGAGCCGAGGATCCGGGAGAACCAGGAGGGTCAAGAAGTGAAACCACGGTATACGATCAAGAATCCGGGACGGGGAACCGGCTACCGGATGCCGCTGATCAATGATGATTTAAGAATCCAGAGAACCCCGTATGGAGATTCTGCGTATGTGGAACTTCCGGATCTGATCGGAAAAATGAAAGACATGATGCAACTTGAAAACTGGAAAACAATGCTTGACACGGTACCGGTGCAAGAATGGCCGGCCTACATAGAGAAAAGCCGATCAGCGGACAACTGATCGGCTTTTCTACCCCAAAAGGTAGTCATATATCACAGATATTATTCTACTCCATGGGGCACAAAATGTCAAGAAAATAGGGATGCTACGGCATCCCTCCAGACTTGATAAGCTTATTAAATTATCGACCAGGAGAAACAGAAAATGTACATGGAGAGCATCTGCCGGGCTGGTAAGACCAAGATTGTATGGAAGTACCATTGCTACCATGCAGGAAAGCCCGGGGAGAAGAGAAAGAAGAAAGCGAATAAAACCAAAGAGTCACAGCAGAAGGTCAATGACCGCCAGACAGAACGGAGATTGACCGGGATCCTGAACGAGAACTTCGATGGAAGCTCCTGGTATGTGACCTGGTCCTATCGAGAAGATCTGAGACCGAAGGACATCGAAGAGTTAAAGTTGCAGATCAGCCAGCTGCTCCGGGATCTTAGGAAACTCTATAAGAAAGAGGGACTGGTCCTCAAGTACGTGTGGACTGCAGAAGTGGGAAAGCGTGGAGCTGTCCATATTCACATGGTACTTTCTGGGATCGATGCCAGAAAGCTGAGAGGGATATGGAAATATGGCTATGTGACCATGAAACCGATGGATCCATCCGGACAGTACAGCAGACTGGCAAGCTATTTTCTGAAATACTTCCAGAAAACTCGTGAGACAGACCGACAGATCCAGAAACACGCATACAACCCGAGCCGGAACCTGTCACGCCCGGAGCCACGAAAAGAGAAGATCTCAGCCGGAACCTTCCGGAGAAAAGTCAGGGAACCAAAAGGATGGTACATTGACAAGCAGGTAGCACCGGACAATGGCGGCATCCGGTACGGGATCACAGAAGATGGCTATGAGTACATCTACTACATCCTGGTGAAGGAGGATCCATGATACATATAGATATTTATCTGGAGAATACAGAGAAATATGTGAAAAAGAAACAGGGCTGGTACGGGTATGTCCTTACTTACCAGGGCAGGGAATTCCATATCGCAGACGGATATAGAAAAGTCGAGGATACCAGGAATGGAAGGGATGCCCGGATGTTCCTGGAAGCACTCGGACGATGTAAGCCAAATCCATATGATATTACGATCCATACGGATTCGACATATCTACAGGGAACTTGCAGCCGGCTGGAGAAATACCGGGAAAACGGCTGGAAAAAATCAGATGGTACTGACCTGAAATATAAGGAACTGTGGCAGGAGATAGCAAAAAAAGCAGAAAAGAAAGAGATCACCTTCCGGATCAGGAAAACGCATGCGTATACAGAACGGATCCGGGCAGAGATAGAAAGAAGGAAAAAAGATGACAAACAAGGAACTGAGAGAATATCTGGAACGATTCAAGGATGAGGAAGAGGTCAGCTTTGTGATTGCGGATCCAAAGAGCCGGAAGGCATACGAACCAGAAGAGGTATTTGTGATTTTTGATGAGAATATAAGCAATCCATACATCTGTATCGGCGTGGGCCAGCCCACGAATCTGGATGAGAAAGCACAGGAAGTGGCAAGAAAAGACGAGATCGCCGCACAGCCGGAATTTGTGCGGTTGCGAAACAATGAGCAGAGAAAAGCATTTCTCAAGGATTACCGTAGCTGGCCAGTCTGGTTCACAGTGCCACAGGCGGAAGAAACCTATTACCGGTATTGGCTGCCGGACGGATCAGCTATCGTCATGTGTGAATACAAGCAGTACAACGCATGGTGGACAAACAAATACATCGGAAAGGATCCGGAGACAACCTATGCGGCGGAATATCTTCTGGAACCGGGATACCATCACCTGCATGACTGCAGAACGAATGAGACGGCGCTGATCAGAAAACTCATGGAGGTACAGAAATGAACCTGAAGTATGCACTAAGAAGCGAGGATACGGAGCAGATCAACGTAATAGCCTGGGCAGAATGGAACCAAAAAACGTATCCGGAACTGAAATGGCTGTATCATGTCCCCAACCAGAAAGGGACGCGGTCAGGAGCAGAAACCGTGAAATTAAAGCAGATGGGTGTAAAGTCCGGTGTGTCTGACCTGTGTCTTCCGTACCCACGGGGCTGTTACTGTGGTCTGTATATTGAGATGAAATACGGGAACGGAAGACACCAGAAGTCACAGAAAGAGTTCCTGAAGGATATGGCGGCAGCAGGACATTATGTCGCAACCTGCTACACTGCAGAAGATGCGGTAACAGTCCTGCGGGAATACTGCGGACTGGAACTGTACAGCCATATGGAAGAACCGAACAACAGTATCTGGAAAGAAAACAGCATTTCAGCAGTAGAGAAAGAGAGGAAAACCATATGACAGAAAACAGATATCAGGAAGCGGTAAAACGATTTTTTGAAGTCTACCGACCGATCGGAAGAAAATACAACCTGCACATGGCAGCAAAATTTGCAAAAGGTGAACTAGGAACCTTAAAGATTTATCAGGGAGAATACGAAGACCGAAAACTGATCGTAAAAGTATCGGAGAAGGAAGATCTCATGTGTTACGAAAGAGCCAGGGATGAACTGGAAAGCTGGGTCAAAAGACAGGAAAAGGAAAGCATGTGGAATAAAACAGCATAAAAGAGACCTTTAGCGGATTGGCACTTAAAGATATATCACAAATATGGACAGGGTGCCTGCTCATGGGCACCCGGGAAGGAGAAAAAACATGTTCCTGAAAAAAACAGTATTGAAACGCTTAATGAAGGAAGCATATAAACACGGTCTGAGAGTAGCAGCAACCGAAGAAAGATATTATCTGTGCGGTGGTTACTGGGAAATGGACATCTTGAAGAAGCACATGCCAAAAGAGATCCTGGCAGCAGTCCTGGAACTGACCGGATGGATTCCGGAAACCGGAGAAAGCTATTGTGCCACAAAAGAGGGAAATCAGGTGGATATCAACCGAAAAGAGGTATCCGTAGATGCGGAAGAAGAGATTGCCGTGACAGATCTGACCATAGACAGGAACGGTATCTCACAAAGAATTTTACAGGATGAATGCAGGGGAAATATCCTACTGGTCCACGATAGATTGATTGATATTGTGGATAACACAGAAATCGAAGGGGAAAAAGGCGAATGCACTGCAGCAGGACCATTTTACAGGAAAAATGACATCCTGTATGAAAATAATGTGATGCGCTGGCATGTATGCGCCAGAAAGGATGAACGAAAAGACAGCCTGTTAAAGGAACTGAGCAAAATAAATCTGATGGAGGAAGACGGAGCATATGGAATGGATCACAGATGAGTTCCCGCCGATTGCGGAAGGACTCAAGAATGTATCGATAGATGTGGAAGCACACTTGGAGAGTGGAAAGATTATACCGGCAATCTATGCCAGATCAGATAAAAACTGGCATCTGGCAGAAGGAAAGTATCCACGGATCCAGGAGAAAGTAATTGGATGGAGGAGGAAGGAATGTTAGAAATTGTAGATATCAGGGATGCAACAGAGGAAGAAATCAAGGAATATACCAGGAAACAGGAAAGTCCGGAATGGCAGCAGCGAATGATGCAGGTATTTTTGCACAGACCAAAATGCAGACCGGATTGCTTCGGAGCAGCCAGCAATGATTGTGGGAGGTGTTCTGGATGAGTAGAGCAGAGAGACGCCGGGAGATGCGTGGACAGGAAAAGAAAGAAGTCACTCGAGTAATGACAATCGCCCAGATCCAGCAGATGAAAAAGGACATGGCAGATCTGATCGCGGACGAGCTGCTGATGAAGGTAGTTGGAATCGCAGCGTTGATCATCCATGATAAGTTCGGAATGCTTATGAAGAGAGAAGATGCTCAGCACAGAGAATGGATGTAGGAGGCGTTTTACGGTGGAAAAGATAATTTGTATACCGACAAAATCAGATAAACTTCGGATATCTGTCAGAATCACAGGAGAGATGGTTAAAGATTTTTGTGATTGCTCAAGAAAGGCATATACCATGTCGGGGAAAGACTGCGATACATGCAGCTGGGGAGATCTTACTATTGGAGATGTTGGAATGTGTGAGATGGATGAAGTTAGAAAAGCAGTAGGTAAATGGGAGGTGCCAGATGAATAGTGAAGGCTACAAGGACCCAACAGCAGAACATGCCATACAGGCAGCAGGACACCTTCCGGAACATATCTGGGAGCCGCTACGGCTTGTAAGGAACCTGCTTGGCATGGTGCAGATGGAACTGATCAGTATCACGGTGAGAGACAGAAGGAGCAAACGAAAATATACTTGGGGAGGTGGTACCGTTGGAGAAGGAAATACTGATGGAATACGCAGATATGAAAGCAGAGATGAAAGACCTGCGAAAAAGGATCGAAAAGGATCGTAGACAGCTTGAAAACTTGGAAGAATCTATCGTAACAGATTCGGTATCATGCGGAAAAAAGGGAAAGAAGTCCCTTGGTACGGTAAAAGTCACCGGAAGGCCGGATGGAGCGATCGAACGGAAGAAACGATCTCTGAAAAGAAAGCTACAGCTGCAGGAGATACTGGAAGCAGACCTGCTGGAAAAGCAGACACAGGCAGAAGAATATATTCAGTCTGTTGAGAAAAGTGAGTTCAGGATGATCCTGCGGTTCTTCTTTATCGACGATCTGACCTATGCGCAGACCGCTGAAAGAATGAATGCTGCATTCCCGAAGCGCCGGATCCGGTACACGGATGAGAACATTCGAAAAAAAATCCAAAGATTTTTTCAAAATGTCCCACAATGTCCGGAACAAAAGTGCTAATATGGTAACTGGGTTTACAGGCAAGATACATAATCATTCCTTCAAAAAAGTTGTTTGCTCATTTTGAGACCGGCGGTCGAAAGGCCGCCACCCCTTTGGAACGTAGTTCAGTGGTAGAACAGCTGGCTTATATCCAGCGTGTCGCAGGTTCGATTCCTTCCGTTCCGATTGCCGATGATGACGGCAGCAGCCAGCCTACCTGGACAGGAAAAAATAGTTCAGGAGCCCGCCAGAGCTGATCTGGCGTCCTTCAATACATTGGAAACACCCTGCGATGCGGGGTGTTTTTCTATGTTGTAGCTTACGACTATTTGTGGTAATACGGAAGAATATGTTGTATGATAATGAAAAATGTATTGGAGGCATATAAGATGAACGAAAAAATTAAGGATCTCGTAGATGGAACAACAGGTGTTATAGGAGAAATCATAGCAGAAGATGTAATTCCCGCACTTGGAGCCGCAATGCTGAAAGGGACTGCGATAGAAGTGGCAACAGGTGCGGTCAGCGCGATTTCTCCAAGAATAGGTGGTATTATGATTGCATATAAGCAGAAACGCTTGGAAAGAAATTGGGAGCAGTATATAGCTTTGATTGCAGAGCATCAGGAAGAACTGAATCAAAGGTTAAATAAACTCGAAGAAAAACAACGCGAAGAAGTGAAAGATATATACTTTCCGTTAGTGTCTGATTATGTGGGAGAAGAAAAACAGTCTGAAAAGATAAAATTTATCGTGAATGGTTTTATCAATCTGTCAGCCGGGATCAATATGCAGGAAGATACAACACTGATGTATTACGATACATTAAGCCAGTTGAGCATGCTTGACCTCAGAGTGTTAAAATTATATACACAGCAGTATATCAATGAGGATCAGACAGGTGATGACATATATACCGTAATGGCTGATTATCAGATCGACATGGCACAGGTTTCGATGATAAAAGAAAAATTATTGAGACAGGGATTACTTCTCAGCCAGAATGAAGAGAAGATGGAGGAAAACATCAATAATGTTTCTGAATTCATAGAAGGATTAAGCAAAAACAAAAAGAATCTGAAGTTAAAGCGGATCAACAAAATAAGGAGAAGTGATTCCTACAAGATAACATCGTACGGAAGAAAATTCCTGAACTTTTTTACTGATATTGCTGAAGAGCAAACAGAAAAATAGAAAGCAAGTATAAGGCACCCTCCGGGGTGCTTTTCTAATGCAAAAATCAAAAACGAAATGAATGAGGGGTGGTGATACGTGGCGAGAGCACCCGATCAGAGGGCTATTGAAGCAAAAGAATTATATGACAAAGGTCTGAAATTAATTGAGATTGCCAAGAAATTGGACGTTCCGGTTGGGACAGTCCGGAGCTGGAAGAACAGACAGTGTTGGGATAATGCAACGTTGCAAAAGAAAAAACGCAACGTTGCGAAAAAAAGAGGCGGTCAGCCGGGGAACAAAAATGCTAAAGGGCATGGTGGAACAGGACCGCCGGGAAACAAGAATGCAGTTAAGACAGGGGAGTTCGAAACTCTCTTTTTTGATACCCTGAATCCGAAAGAATTACAGCTGACTGAAACAATCGGACTTGACAAAGAGCAGCTGCTTCTGCAGGAAATACAACTGCTTACAGTCCGTGAATACCGAATGCTGCACAGAATAGAAGCGCTGAAGAATACAGAAGAACCAGAATGGCAGAACGAGGACGGAAAGCCGCCGCCGGGAATGACAGTAGTAAAATACACCGATGGACTGGAAAAAGGAGACTGTACAGAACTAAAAGAATATGCCGGAATACTTGGCCAGATCCAGCAGATAGAAGATGCACTCACGAGAGTACAGGCCAAGAAACAGAAAGCAATCGAAGCTATCCATAAGTTTGGCTACGATGATGCCAAGTTAGAACTTGCTACGATGCAGTTAGAACTCCAGATCATGAAACAGGATGGAGGATCGCATGAAACAGCGGACGACGGATTCATGGATGCCATGAATGCTACAGCTTCAGAAGTTTGGGGTGATCAGGATGTATGAAAAGATCACAAATCTGAAGAAAAAGATCCAGGCTATGAAGAAAAGCCGTCTGCAGACAGTATATAACCAGATATTCAAGTTCAAACCGTTCTCAAAAAAGCAGAAACAGGTACTGACATGGTGGTGTGCGACGTCGCCCGTAAAAGACTATGACGGAATCATAGCAGATGGAGCTATCCGATCGGGAAAGACAGTGTGTATGTCACTATCCTACGTGATGTGGGCGATGGAAACGTTCAACGGACAGAATTTTGCCATGTGCGGGAAAACCATCGGATCATTTCGAAGGAACGTACTATTTTGGCTCAAGCTCATGCTAAAGGCAAGAGGCTACGGTGTGGTAGATCACAGAGCTGACAACCTGATAGTGATCACAAGAGGAAAAACGACCAATAACTTCTACATATTCGGTGGAAGGGACGAAAGCTCCCAGGACCTGATACAGGGAATCACACTGGCAGGAGTTTTCTTTGATGAAGTGGCGCTTATGCCGGAAAGTTTCGTGAATCAGGCTACCGGCCGATGTTCGGTAGATGGATCGAAGTTCTGGTTTAACTGCAACCCTTCCGGACCTTACCATTGGTTTAAGGTCAATTGGATAGACCGAGCCGTTGGATACATTGGAAAAGAACGGGCAGCAGAGTTAAGGGCGAAAGGCGAACCGGTCAAGAATATCCTATACGTACATTTCGTAATGGATGATAACCTGAGCCTCAGCGAAGAGATCAAAGAAAGATACCGGAATACATACAGAGGAGTATTCTACAAGCGTTACATTCTCGGCCTGTGGGCGATGGCAGAAGGTGTTATCTATGACATGTTCGATAATGAAAAGCATGTGGAAGATCCGAATGCATTCCAAACAAAGCTGATAAATAGCAATAGATACGTTAGTTGCGATTACGGAACACAGAATGCCACAGTTTTCCTGCTGTGGAACAAAGGAACAGATGGTGTTTGGTACTGCACCAGAGAATACTATTACTCTGGGCGAGACAAAGGAAGGCAAAAGACAGATGAAGAATATGCAAACGATTTGGAAAGCTGGCTAGATGGAACGGAGATCAAAGCTGTTATCGTCGATCCGGCAGCAGCTTCATTTATTGCCGAGCTGAGAAAAAGAGGATTTAGAGTAATAAAAGCAAAGAATGATGTAGAAGATGGTATCAGACTGGTGTCCACAAAGTTGAATTTGATTAAAATTATATTTTCTAATGTTTGTCAAAACACGATCAAAGAATTTGCATCTTACATATGGGATGCAAAAGCCGCTGAACGAGGGGAAGATAAGCCAATAAAACAATATGACCATGCAATGGACGCAGTAAGATACTTCGTCTATACAATCTTTGGGGATAAACCTCGTTTAAATAGAAACCTGAAAGGAGGACTATAAAGTGTTATTTCGATTACCGGCAGAGAAAGAACTGACGGACAGAAAGCTGGCAGAATTTATCGAGAAGCATGCAGCAGAGTGTGCTTTCCGGTATGAAGAACTGGGACGGGCATACGAAACAGACTTTCCGATCTTCCACGAACCAAAGAAGCCGAAATACAAACCGGATAACCGGATTGCAGTGAATTTTGCCAAATACATCGTAGATACGATGAACGGATTTTTCATCGGCAATCCCATCAAACTTAACGTAGATGATGGGAATGAGACGATAAAAAGATACGTGGAACTGCTGGACCAGTACAATGATCAGGACGACAACAATGCGGAATTGTCAAAGATCTGCAGTATTTACGGCCATGGATATGAAATGTATTATGTAGACGAACTTGGAAATATCGGAATCACTTACCTGGATCCGAGGGAAGCCTTTATGATCTATGATGATTCAGTGCTGAAAAGAGAACGGTATTTTGTTCGACTGTATGTGGATTCAGAGGACGTCCTGCATGGGAGTGTTTCTGATCATACCAGTGTTCGGTGGTTTACACAGAAAGGAAAGATTGTATGGGAAAAAGGAGATAAGATCCATGGATTTGACGGTGTTCCTGCTTCTGAGTATGTGGAAAATAAGGAGCGGATGGGAATTTTCGAACCGGTTCTCACGATGATCAACGCATACAATAAAGCGATTAGTGAGAAAGCCAATGATGTGGATTATTTCGCCGATGCCTATCTGAAGGTTCTCGGAGCTTTGTTGGACAATGAAGGGATTAAGAACATCCGGGATGACCGTGTGATCAATTTTGATGGAGATGCCAATCAGGTCGTTGTGGAATTCCTTCAGAAGCCGGATGGGGACACCACCCAGGAGCATCTGATCGACCGCCTGGAACGGCTGATTTTTGTGATCAGTATGGTGGCAAATATTTCAGATGAGAACTTCGGGACAAGTTCCGGAATTGCCATGAAGTATAAACTGCAGGCGATGAGCAATCTGGAGAAGACAAAAGAGAGAAAATTCACTTCCGGCATGAACCGGCGATATCGTCTGATATTCTCCAATCCGGTTTCTGGAATGAAAAAGGATGATTGGGTGAAAGTACATCCGAAATTCACGCCGAATTTCCCGGCAAACCTGCTGGAAGAGACCCAGATCGCACAGGGGTTGGATGGAATCGTAAGCCAGGATACACAGCTTGGCGTGCTGTCTATTGTAGAAAATGTGCAGCAGGAAAAAGATAAGATAGAAGCTGAGCAGCAGAAGAATCAGGTAGATCCGATTATGCAGCGGATGTTTGGAGGTACAGGCAATGAACAGTCAGGAGTACTGGAAGAAGCGGGAAACGGAAGCGAAAAAGCATAATATTCAGTATGAGGAAGAATATAACCGGCAGATCCAGGAAATCTACGAAAATATGCTGGACCAGATCAACAAGGAGATTAACGGATTCTACGCCCGATATGCCAAAAAAGAAAAGATCACCATGGCAGAAGCAAAAAGGCGGGCGGATCAGCTGGATATCAAAGCATACGAACGCAAGGCGAAAAAGTATGTAGCGACAAAAGATTTTTCCGATCAGGCAAATGAAGAGATGCGGATCTACAATCTGACGATGAAGGTAAACCGCCTGGAACTTCTGAAGGCGAATATCGGACTGGAAATGGTATCCGGGTTTGACGAGATGCAGAAATATTTCGACAAAAAGCTGTCCGAGCGGACAATCGAGGAATTCCGAAGGCAGGCGGGTATTCTAGGCGCGTCTGTCATGGAAAACGGGAAGATGGTACATGCGATTGTCAATGCATCGTTTCAGAACGCCACTTACTCAGAACGAATCTGGGGGTATCAGGGGATGCTGAAAGCTGAGATACAGGGTTTGCTTGTGTCCGGACTGATCGGCGGGAAAAATCCGAATGTGTTGGCGAGACATTTGGAAAAACGTTTTGGTGTCAGCCGGTCGAATGCAGAAAGGCTCATGGTCACGGAATTGGCAAGAGTGCAGACGGAAGCCCAGAAACAGTCTTTTGCCCGAAACGGTTTTGAAGAATATGAGTATGTAGCCTGTAGCAAAACGGATGTGTGCTCCATATGCAAGGCGTTAGACGGGAAGCATTTCAAAATAGAGGATATGATGCCAGGGACCAATGCTCCACCGATGCATCCGCGGTGTCATTGCTCTGTGGCTGCTTATGAAGACAGTGAAGATTATGAGAAATGGCTGGATTTTCTGGAACAGGGTGGTACTACAGAAGAATGGAAGCGTTTAAAGAAAAGTGAAAATCAGACAGGAGGAAAGTGGTACAAGCCATATGATAAGACTGATACCAAAGATGTAGCTGCATCAAAGGCGTACAGAAAGATAAGTAGAAGAAATGATGTAAAAACAATTGCACGCAATTCTGGTTTTTCGGAGCAAGATATTAAACAAATTAAAAGACATATTTTCTACAATAAACATCAAACATATGATGGATATAAGACATTGTATCCAGACTATGATATGGCAGTTGCATGGAACCGATTATATAAAGGTGAACAGCTGGAGAGGGATATTTTGCTTTTACATCATGAACTACTTGAAAGCACCCTTGAGAAGAAGTATAATTTATCTATAGCAGAAGCTCATCGAAGAGCAAAAGAAAGATATGATTGGGAGCAGAAATTACTCGAGGATTTAGAAGAGGGTATGGAAGAGGATGGTTTATTGTAATTACAAGAGTCATACGGATGACACGGTGACATATGCTTACGGAGAAACGATAGATGATATAACCGGTGAATTGATTTTCCATTTTGGAAAAGAAGAGGGAATTGAGATTGTACGAAGACCAGAACGACATGGAGTAATCGGACGTCAGATTCATAGCCTTTACGGTATGCATCGCAAAGAGTTTAAACAGGGGATTTTTAAAGAAAAGATTGCATATGAAGCTTGAGATTGAAATGAGAAAAATGGATGCGATATACAAAAGGATATGTGAAAAGCTTGGTTGTGAACCCAAAGATATTGCAATACCGAACTTTGATACCGAAGATGATTCATGGGAAAGTCCTT